ATTATTGTGATGACTCGCTGGAGCCAGAAGGATTTGTGTGGGCAAATCACAAGAGATTCCATGCAGCGTGATGGATCTGATGATTGGGAGGTAATTGAGTTACCCGCAATACTGCCATCAGGTAGTTCGTTGTGGCCCGAATACTGGCCAATTGATGAACTAGAAAAACTAAAAGCCGAACTGCCCATATCCAAGTGGGAGGCGCAGTACCAGCAACAGCCTACATCTGAAGAGTCTGCAATTATTAAAAGAGATTGGTGGCAAGTTTGGGAGGATCGTGATCCGCCTGATGTGTCGTTTGTGATTCAGTCTTGGGATACAGCGTTTATGAAACATGAACGGGCTGACTATTCCGCCTGTACAACATGGGGCGTGTTTTACAAAGAGAATGACGAAGGGATGCTTGCACCCAACATAATCCTATTAGATGCCTTAAAAGAGCGTATGGAGTTTCCTACGCTCAAGAAACGAGCTTATGAGATGTATGTGGATTGGCAACCTGATGCATTTATCGTAGAAGCAAAGGCCGCAGGTGCGCCGTTGATTTATGAATTAAGGGCTGTGGGGATCAGCGTACAGGAGTACACTCCTTCTCGTGGCAATGATAAGGTGTCCCGTGTAAACGCTGTTGCAGATTTTTTTGCGTCAGGCATTGTTTGGGCACCACCGAAAAGATGGGCCGAGGAAGTGATTGAAGAGTTTGCCTCATTTCCTATTGGCGATCACGATGACTTGGTTGACTCATCAACACAAGCGTTACTTAGATTTAGGCAAGGCGGCTTTATTGCACTTGATCACGATGATTATGAAGAAAGCCAGCCACGGCGAATTGCTAACTATTACTAGGGCGTTTAAACTCGCCGCGATGAGGGAAACACTATGGCTGTAGATAAGTCACTAGACGCTTTAGAAATGGCCGATATGGCTGGAAGATTAGAAGCTTCGCAGCCAGCAATGGTTGTTGAAATAGAAAACCCTGACTCAGTTGCAATTGAGACTGAAGATGGTGGAATGATCATTGATTTTGATCCAAAGCCTGAAGTAGATGACGCACCGTTTGATGCAAACCTAGCTGAGTTTATGGACGATATGGATCTTGACATGCTCGGTTCAGAGCTTGTTTCAGCATTTGAAGATGACCTTGCATCCAGAAGAGATTGGGAAGACACCTACGTCGAAGGTCTTGATCTTCTTGGTTTAAAAATTGAAGAGCGTACTGAGCCATGGCCCGGAGCTTGTGGCGTACACCACCCCTTGCTAGCCGAGTCAGTTATTAGATTTCAGTCTCAGGCAATTGGGGAGCTGTTTCCAGCGCAAGGCCCAGCAAGAACGAAGATAGTTGGCGAGGCGGATGATGAGGTATACAAGCAAGCAAATCGTATACAAAACTATTTGAACTACTTGCTTACTGAGGAAATGACAGAGTTTCGTCCTGAAACAGAGCGGATGTTGTTTTCTTTACCTTTGGCTGGTAGCGCATTTAAGAAAGTTTATTACGATGTAACCATGGGCAGACCGTGCTCAATGTTTGTTCCAGCAGAAGACCTTGTTGTTTTTAACGGGGCAACAGACTTGAAGTCATTGACTCGCATGACGCACAGGATGCGCAAAACCGGCAATGATGTTCGCAAGCTGCAAGTTGCAGGGTTTTATAGAGATGTAGAGCTTAAAGGCGGCGATTCTCAGGTTGACCAAGTAAAAGAAAAATACAGTGAATTGACAGGAGAAAGTTATTCTCCATCAGGTGGATCTAATTATTTATTTGGAGAAACTGTATATACATTGCTAGAGATTCAAGTAGAGCTTGATCTTGAGGGCTTTGAGGACATGAAGGATGGCGAGCCTACAGGCATTGCTATTCCTTATGTTGTGACTGTAGACAAAGATTCTGCTGCAATTTTATCTATTCGCCGAAACTACTATGAAGATGATCCGCTTAAGCGTAAGCGTGATCACTTTGTACACTATGAATATATTCCGGGCTTAGGCTTTTATGGCTTAGGTTTAGTGCATTTGATTGGTGGGTTAGTTAAATCCTCAACCTCAATACTACGTCAGCTGGTTGACGCTGGTACTTTGGCAAACCTTCCCGGCGGTTTGAAGACAAGGGGTATGCGTATTACCGCAGATGATACTCCAATTATGCCCGGAGAGTTTCGTGATGTAGATGTTCCCGGCGGAACAATAAAAGAAAACATTTCGTTTTTGCCATACAAAGAACCAAGCACAACGCTCTATAACCTTCTTGGGAACCTTGTAGAAGAAGCTCGACGTTTTGCATCAATGGCTGATGTAAAGGCGTCAGACATGAATAGCCAAGCTCCTGTGGGTACTACGCTTGCATTGATAGAGCGGAACATGAAAGTAATGTCTGCAATACAGGCAAGACTTCATGCATCTATGAAAAATGAGCTTAGGCTTGTAACTAATATCGTTAAAGACTTTGGGCCAAGTGAGTATCCATATCAGCCATATGGTGAAAAGCAGGATATTCAAAAAGACTTTAATGACCAGATAGATGTGGTGCCTGTGGCAAATCCAAATGCTGCAACTATGTCTCAGCGTATTATGCAGTATCAGGCTGCGTTGCAGCTGTCTCAGCAATCGCCTCAGCTTTACGACTTACCGGCATTGCATCGGCAAATGCTAGAAGCGCTAGGTATTAGAGATCCAGAAACACTTGTTCCAGATACAGATGACTTTGCTCCTAAAGACCCTGTTACAGAAAACATGGATTTTATAAACGGAGAGCCAGTGAAGGCGTTTGCTTATCAAGACCACGAAGCGCATATCAAGACGCATATGGCTGCGATGCAAGATCCAAAACTTTTGGAGCTTATGGCGCAAGCGCCCAATCAACAGGCAATTCAAGCAGCAGTATCTGCACATATCGCAGAACACTTGGCGTTCCAATACAGAGTGGAGATACAAAAGGAACTTGGCTTGGATCTTCCTTCAACAGAAACAGAGCTGCCGCCTGAGATTGAGTCCAAGCTGTCATCACTTGTTGCGCAAGCAGCAGAGCAGTTATTGCAAAAGGATCAGGCAGAGGCCCAGCAAGCACAACAGCAAGCACAAGCAAATGATCCAATCTTGCAGTTGAAGCAAAAAGAACTTCAAATCGAAGAACAAACAGCTATGGCTAAAGCGCAATCAGATGCGCAGCGAGTAGCAACAGCGCAAGAAAAACTGGCGCTTGATGCTCGTAAGGCAGAGATGAGAGATCAATTAGAGCGAATGAAGCTTGAACAAGATATGAACGAGCTTCAGATGAAGATCAACAGTGAAGAAAGAATTACTCAAGCGGAGCTTGATGCAAAGGCTAAGATTGCTGGCGCAGAGCTAGGCGCAAGAATTGTTGATAAAACTAATGATCGAGACGCTGCAATTGAGCGAGCTAATCTTGTAGAAAAAAGCAAAGGCGCTGAAATAGGTCGCAAGCTTGCAGATCAGATTATGAATCCAAAACGCAATGGGTGATTTTATTGACCCTCAGTTCATTGATTTGATATTGTCGCGTTTAAACGACCTTGAGTCGCATTGTAAAGAAAAGCTGATTGCAGGATCAGTTGAGTCTATTGAAGACTATAAATTGTATAGAGGGCAGCTTGAAGGGTTACAAATGGCTGCTAGAGAAATACGAGAAGTAGCAGACAAGACCTTTACAGAAATTTAGCATCATCAGGATGCGCGGGTACTACACTTCCCTTTAAGTGTTGCAGAGAGCGAAAATATGACAGCAGCAGAAGTGGACTTAACGTCCATTGGCGCTGAAGAAGACAAAGCTAATACAGAAAAAGCTAGTCAACTTCCAGTGCCCACTGGATACCACATCCTTATTGGACTACCGGAGATAGAGGAAAAAACAGAAGGCGGCATTATTAAGGCAAGGACAACGCTAGAAATTGAAGAAACCGCTTCGATGGTGGGGTTTGTTATTGCGATGGGGCCGGACTGTTATAAAGATAAAAAGCGATTTCCCAACGGGCCTTGGTGCAAAGAGGGAGACTTTATCTTAATGAGGGCGTATAGCGGAACCAGAATAAAGATTCATGGCAAAGAATTCCGTTTGATTAACGATGATACACCCGAAGCCGTAGTAGATGATCCAAGAGGTATAAGCCGTGTCTGAAGAAGTAGCATTACCGGAACCCGATGATATTGAAATTATTGAGGTAGACGATACTCCAGAAGAGGATCGTCGCCCTGTCAGAACAGATGTTGAACCTTTTAACATTGATGAAGAGATTGACGTTCAAGATGAGCGTGTTAAAAAGCGTTTAAACAGACTAAAATATGAGTATCATCAACAGCGCAGAGAAAAAGAAGCTGCGCAAAGATTAAGAGATGAAGCTGTGCAGTTTGCACAAGGAACCCAATCAGAGGTTCAGCGCTTACAAGGACTTGTAGGCCAGAGCGAGCAAGCATTGCTTCAGAGTGTACAGAACCGAACCGAAGCTGAATTAGCGGCGGCGAAGCAAAAGTACAAGCAAGCCCACGAAGAGGGCGATACAGATACTATGGTTGAGGCGCAAGAGCAGCTTGCGCAAATACAGGCGGATAGAGCTTATATACAGAACTATCAGCCTCAAATGCAGCCACAGGTGCAGGGGCAACAGCAACCCCCTGCTAATACGGTGGGACAGCCACCGCAACAGCAACAGCTTGACCCGCGATTGCAGGGATGGCTGGGGCAAAACACTTGGTTTGGAGCGCCCGGAAACGAAGCAGTCACAGGATTTGCTTATGGGCTTGACGAGATGTTAGTAAAAAGGGGTGTCGAAAGAAACTCCCCTGAGTATTTTGCAGCTATTGACAAAGCGTTGAGAGATTCATTTCCATCAGCCTTTGGTATAGAAGCAAAAGATGAAGGTGCTACTTCTCAAACAAGGACATCATCTTCGCCAGTTGCACCAGCGCAACGAAGTGGTGGTAAGAAAACACAGGTTAAATTGACTAGCTCGGAAATCCAGCTTATCAAGAAACTAGGAATTACCCCGCAGCAGTATGCTGCCCAGAAACAGAGGATGTCGTAATGAGCGAAACAAGAGAACCAAGAGAATTGGAGTCGAGAGATAACACAGCTAGAGAGCAGCAGTGGACACCACCTAATCTGCTACCAGATCCAATCCCACAACCGGGATGGGCGTTTAGATGGATTCGTACATCTATGGTAGGGCAATCAGATGCAACTAATGTATCTATGCGCTTTAGAGAAGGATGGGAGCCAGTAAAGCTTGAAGACCACCCAGAACTAGAAGTTATGCCTGATCATAACTCTCAGTTCCCCGGATGTGTCGAGATTGGCGGTCAGTTATTGTGTAAGGCTCCGCAGGAAGTTGCGGATTCGCGCCAGCGTCATTACGAGGGAGTTGCAGCGCAACAAATGGAAAGTGTTGACCAATCTTACATGCGAGAAAATGATCCACGGATGCCTATGCTCCGACCTGATCGAAAGACTCGTGTAAGTAGTTTTGGTAAATAACAACTTATTTTTATTTGTTAGGAGAACTCAGTTATGGCTACTTCAGCCGCGCCCCATGGGGCAAGACCAGTTAGCACTACAAGTGCTAGTGGATCTTTCAACGGAAAGGTTCAACACCTAAGCATCGCCTCTGAATATGGCACATCTATATTTAACGGCGATTTTGTCAAAATGGTTGCCGCAGGCACTATCGAAAAAGATACAGGCACTGCTACGCTTACCACTATTGGCATTTTTATGGGCTGTAAATATACAGACCCCACCACTAAGCAGATGACTTTTAGCCAGTATTGGCCAGCGTCAACTGTCGCAACAGATGCTATGGCATATGTATTAACAGATCCTGATGTGGTTTTCTTAATGCAAGCTGATGGCGCTATTGCTCAAACAGCACTTGGTTCTAACTTTGATGTTATCCAAACTGCTGGAACAACCGCTATCGGTAACAGCAAAAATGCTGTTGATGCCGATTCAACTGCAACTACCAATACACTGCCATTGCGAATCTATGATTTTTACGATGGCCCCAATAGTACTATTGGTGATGCATTCACGGACGCACTCTTCATTTTTAATGTTGGTCATGCGTACAGAAACACAACCGGCGTTTAAGGAGAATTAAGCAATGGCAATTTCAAGAGCGCAAATGCTTAAAGAACTCCTACCGGGGCTTAATGCTCTTTTCGGTTTGGAGTACACAAAGTACGAAGACGAACATACTCAAATTTACGATACAGAATCTTCTGATCGTTCGTTTGAGGAAGAAGTCAAGCTAAGTGGTTTTGGCGCAGCACCAACAAAAGGCGAAGGTGAAAGCATTACATATGATGCTGCACAAGAGTCTTTTACTGCTCGCTTTAATCACGAGACAGTGGCTATGGGTTTTGCGATCACCGAGGAAGCGATGGAAGATAATCTTTACGATTCTCTTTCTGCTCGCTACACCAAGGCGTTAGCACGAGCTATGGCATACACCAAGCAGGTTAAAGCTGCACAGCCATTAAACAATGGTTTTACAAACTCATTCCAATCGGGTGACGGCGTAAACTTGTTTACCGCTTCTGGCGATGGCGTTACTGGTGGTGATGGACACCCTCTTGTGAGTGGTGGCAAGAACAGCAACCGTCCTGCGACGGCAGCTGACTTGAACGAAACTTCTTTAGAGGCAGCTATCATTGCTATTGCAGGATGGACTGACGAGCGTGGATTGCTGATTGCAGCCCGTCCTCGCAAGTTGATTGTTCCACCTGCGTTAATGTTTACCGCAACTCGCATCCTTCAGACTGAAGGTCGCGTTGGTACGGCAGACAATGATCTGAACGCTATCTATACAAATGGCAGCATTCCAGAAGGCTACTCAGTAAATCACTACCTCACAGATACAAATGCGTGGTTCTTGATTACTGACGTTCCAAATGGCATGAAGCACTTTGAACGGGCAGCTTTAGAAAATTCTATGGACGGCGACTTCGATACTGGTAACGTGCGCTATAAAGCGCGTGAACGCTACAGTTTCGGCGTTTCTGATCCACTTGGAATTTTCGGATCACCCGGCTCTAGCTAGAGCTTTTAAGGACTACTCAGGTTATACTTGGGTAGTCCTTTTTTTTATCCTGACTAATTGTTTCACGTGAAACATTAGACACTAGCCAAGACAGGAGAACTACATGGCTAATACAACCTTCAACGGTTCAGTCCGCTCGGAGAACGGCTTTGCAGTCGTTTCAAAAAATAGCAGCACTGGCGCAATTACAACGTCCTTTACGCTTGATGGCTCTGGTATGCAGGTAGCTCCTGTATCACTTGCTGATGCTGCATCAACTACTCTTACTGCTGCTACAAATGCAGGTCGCATTAATCTTGTTGGTAACAATAGCCAAGATAGCACCTACGTTTTGCCAGCCCCTACTGCGGGTATTTTTTACCGTTTTGTTTACGCTGGCGGTGCGGCAGATGCAACAGATGCGCTAATTATTACGCCCGGAAATAGCAATTTTTATATTGGCGGCGTTACCTTTTTAGACACTGATGGCAATGAGGTAAGCAGCGTATTTTCTGATGGTAACTCTAATAGCAGCATTCAACTAAATGTTCCTGCTGGATTCGATATAACTATCTTGGGTCTGGATACAACTAACTATCAGATCTTTGGAAATGTTACGAGTACCACTGCACCTGCATTTGCCGATCAGTAACCTTTTATAACGCATGGGGCGGTTTACGCCCCTTTGTTAGGAGAAAAATATGGCTGATGCAGTAGCTTCACAAACAATCCAAGACGGCCCTAGAAAAGCAATTTTTAGGTTTACCAATGTCAGCGATGGCACTGGTGAAGCAGCAGTGAAAAAAATTGATGTATCTGCGCTTAGCGCTGACCCTATGACCGGCGCATCTTGCGCTAAAGTCACTATTGAAAAGATTTGGTATACCACTGTTGGTATGGGTGTAAAGATATTTTTTGATGCAAGCACTGATGTTTTAGCATGGCAGTTGAATGCAGATTACTCAGATACATTAGATTTTGGCGAATTTAGTGGCATTCCAAATAACGCTGGTAGCGGAGTTACTGGTGATATTATGTTTACTACAGTTGGTCATTCTAATAATGATGTTTATAGCATTTGCATGAGCGTTATTAAGCACTACGGATAGGCTTTATGAATCAGTTTGATCAAAAGATTCTTGAATGTTTTCATGCGTTTACAGACCCAAATGATTCGGTGCGAATCAGAATGTCGCTTGATCAAGATCAACGTAATGTTGTTTTTGAGACATATTCTACAATTCCGCTTGCTCATAAGATGTCATTGGAGCAGTTCTTAAATACACCTGTAGAGTCTTTAAAGTCTATGGCTAAAGGTCTTTGCAGGGAAATGAGGGTGGTTGGATGAAAAAAAGTAAAATGCCGATGGTCGAAAAAGACGGCAAAATGGTTCCTGAGTTTGCTGCTGATGGCATTGGCAAAATGAAAGAAGGCGGCATTGTTAAGTACCATACAGAACCCCGTAAAGGCTCTGTGCGTCAAATGGAACGGCGTGGATATGGCGCAGCTAGAAAGCCTTAACAACAATCAAGAGGATTCTATTAGAAAAGAAATCCGAGATTGGTCTAGGGTTACACTAGAAGCGCCAATAAAAGAGCTTAATGGTTTATCAGGATGCCCATATGCAAAGAAAGCGTGGGCTGATAATAAGGTCGATATAGCGTTTAAACGCAGTAAAAGTTTTGATGTCGTTTATCAAATACTAGAAAGTTTTGATGATGAATACGATCTTACAATAGTTGTAGATTTGGATTATGAAGAAGATCCTTATATGTTCCATCAACGTGTAGAGGCAATTAACTACTCTATTGCGCATGGAGCTTATAATGATTTGAACCTTTGGGTTATGTCATCGCACCCAGAGGATGAAGGAAATGAAGAAAACAGCGACGATGAGTTCGTGCAGCACAACGATTGTGACTATGCGATGATGTACATACAAAGGCTAGATTACTTACAGGAGTCGGCGAATAAGTTAAAAAAGACAGATTACTATTCGTATACTTTTGGATCTGGTGAGCCTAGTCATGTGTTTCGTTTGAGAGAAAAGTTTTATCAAGACCTACAGGAGGTTCAAAATGGCTGGAATGAAAAAGAAGGGCGTTATGAAGAAGCGTCCTAAGAAAATGGGCGGTGGCGGCATGGCTAAGAAAGGCGTTATGAAAAAGCGCCCTACAGGCATGAAGTCTGGTAAGTCTGTTAGAAAAGCCGTTAAAAAGAAGTAGCGGTGAATGTCAACTTATACATTTAACTTAGACCTCGGAGACGCAATAGAGGAAGCTTTTGAGCGAGCGGGGTCAGAGTTAAAAAGCGGGTACGATTATCGTACTGCTCGGCGTAGTCTTAATCTCATGTTTCTGGAGTGGCAGAATCGTGGGCTTAATTTGTGGACGATAAAAGAGGGGACGCAGTCGCTTACTGCTGGAACTTCACGATACGCTTTAGATGGAAAGATACTTGATATTGTTGAGGCGTTTATACGCACAAACTCAGGCAATGTATCAACGCAAGTTGATCAAATGCTTACACGCATTTCGGTTAAGCAGTATTCGCATCTTACAAATAAGTTGACTAGCTCAAAGCCATTGCAGTATTGGCTTGAAAAAATAGATACTGGCATTGCTATTAACTTATGGCCTGTACCAGATTCAACAGAGCCATATGTTCTTACATATTATTATATGGAGCGAATAGCGGATGCTGGTTCTACTGGCGCATCAAATCCAGAGGTACCATCAAGATACCTTCCATGCTTGGTTGCAGGGCTTGCTTATCAAATAAGCCTTAAAAAACCAGAGCTTGCCCAAAGAATCCCCTTGCTAAAACAAATATATGAAGATGAATGGCGACTAGCTGCTGATGCAGATAGAGAAAAATCATCATTATATTTTGTGCCCGGAGGGTATAGACATTGAGCATATATGCTAGAGGCAAACATGCATTTGGGTTTTGTGATGTAACAGGCTTTCGATATAAGTTGAGAGATCTGGTGCCATTAATTCGTGATGGCAGAGATACGGGCTTTAGAGTTGGGTATGACGTTTTAGATAAAGACAACCCTCAGTATGAACTTGGTCGCATGAATATGTCTGATCCACAGGCGTTAAGAAATCCACGGCCAGATAATGCAATTAATGCTAGCAGAAGGCTCGGTTCATTTGACCCTGTGGGCGGTGGAGTTACACCGCTTGGCTCTAGGACAGTAGGCTTGGATATTACCGGAGAAGTTGGAACAGTTAAGGTGGTAATAGGCTAATGGCTTGGACATATACAACTCTTACTCAGGCAATTAAAGACTATACAGAGAATACAGAAACAACCTTTGCCTCAAACATACCTGTATTTATTAAGACAACTGAAGAGCAGTTACTTCGATCTATTCAGTTACCAGACTTTAGAAAGAATGTGACGGGGACATTGACACAGAGCAATCAGTACCTAGCTACGCCTAGTGATTTTTTGTACCCATATTCGTTAGCAATTAATAACTCTGGATATGAGTTTTTGATATTTAAAGACGTTAACTTTATTAGAGAAGCTTATCCAGATAGCTCATCAACGGGCGTACCAAAGTATTATTCAATTTTTGATGATGAAACTTTTATGGTTGCGCCAACACCAAATGGCAATTATACGGCAGAACTGCATTACTCATACCTCCCACAGTCAATAGTTGATGCTTCAAGCGGCACTAGCTGGTTGGGCGATAACGCAACTAATGCGCTGCTTTATGGCAGTCTTGTTCAGGCATATATATTTATGAAGGGCGAGCCAGACATCATTCAACAATATCAACAGCAGTTTGAGATTGCTGTTGGCCAGCTGAAAAAAGAAGGCGAAGGATATAATAGAACGGATGCCTACCGAACTGGTCAGGCAAGTATTAGCACCAAGTAATGTCATCATCTATTGAATTAAGTGTAGGTGCGTTTGATGTAATAACAACGTCAAACAAAGGCCATGACGTAGAGTTTTGGGCTGAAACAGCCACAAACAGGATTGTCAGCGTTGGCAATGAGTCGCACCCTGTTATTGCTCAACAAGCAGAAGCGTTTAAACAGAGTGTGTTAAACTGTGTAACGTATTACATGAAGGAAGCTTTAAAAAGCGACAGAACTACGTTGTGTGGTGAACTTGAAAAACAAGGCCAAAGCGAAATGGCTGAAATAATTAGGAGGCTATAATGGCTATTACGACAGCTATGTGTACCAGTTTTAAAAAAGAACTTATGGAGGCAGTCCATAATTTTAAAAATACAGGTGGCAGCACATTTAATCTTGCTTTGTATACAAGCTCTGCAAGTTTGGGTGCTAGTACAACCGCGTATACAGTTTCTAATGAGGTTAGCGGAACAAACTATACTGCTAAAGGTGCATCTTTAACTCGTGTAGATCCAACTACATCAGGAACTACAGCGTTTACAGACTTTGCAGATTTGACGTTTTCAAATGCAACACTGACCGCACGAGGGGCGCTTATATTTAATGACAGCGCCTCTGGTGATCCAGCAGTATGTGCGCTCGATTTTGGTGGAGATAAAACAAGCACAGCCGGTGATTTTACTGTGCAGTTTCCAACAGCTGATGCTAGCAACGCAATTATTCGTATTGCTTAGGAATTAGCGTGTGGCAAATATCAATGGATGGGGTAGAGGCACTTGGGGCGAAGATGCGTGGGGTACGCCCGACGTTATCGACGTTACAGGCGTTTCTGCAACCGGAGCCGTTGGTACAGTTACAGTTGATGCAGAAGCTAATGCATCGGTTACAGGAGTTGCTGGCACAGGTGCTGTTACGGTTCCAACAGTCGATGCAGAAGCAAATACTACTGTTACAGGGGTCGCGGGTACAAGTGCGCTTGGCAGCATATCGCTTGTTACAAACAATACCCTTCCTGTCACAGGTAATGCAGGAACCGGCGCTGTTGGAACAGCGACAGTCGATGCAGAAGCAAATACCGCTGTCACAGGCGTTTCAGGAACATCTGCGGTTGGCACCGTTACAACCGATGCAAAAGCTAATGTTACGCTTACAGGAGTTGCAGGAACAAGCGCTGTTGGTAGCGCCACAGTTGAGGCAAAAGCTAGTACTTCAGTTACAGGAGTTTCGGCAACGGGTAGCGTGGGTTTTGTCACTACGACAGCCGATGCTAACATTGTGCCTACTGGCGTTAGTGCTACTGGAGCGATTGGCCCATCAAATGTTTGGGGGATTGTGGACAGAGATCAAACGCCAAGTTATTCAACAATATCAACTAGCCAGACGCCTAATTGGACGGCTATTGATGATAGCCAAACACCTAGCTGGGAAGAGGTTGCCTAATGGTACAAAAAGTTAAGAAGGTAATTAAGGGTTTGGAAAAGGCATCTAAGTCTCACAAACAACAAGCTGAGATGCTAAAAAAACATGTGGCTTCTATGGAAAAAAAGAAGTCAAAGAGCCGGAGAAAATAAATGGCAACCTATGTTAATGATTTGCGCCTCAAAGAAATCGCCACCGGAGACGAAGCGGGAACTTGGGGTACCAGCACGAATACTAACCTCGAATTAATTGCAGAGGCATTTAGTTTTGGCACAGAAGCAATCACGACTAATGCGGATACTCATACCACTACTATTGCTAATGGTTCTACTGCTCCCGGCAGGAGTATTTTCCTTAAGTACACTGGCACACTCGATTCTGCTTGCACAATAACGATAGGGCCACCAGAAGTTTCTAAGCTTTGGTTTATAGAAAATGCAACAAGCGGCTCACAGAACATCATCATCAAGCAAGGCTCTGGCGCGACTGTCACAGTCCCTAATGGCCAGACCAAGGCTATCTACTCAGATGGTGCTGGATCAGGCGGCGCTATGGTGGATGCGTTCCAAGACCTGTCTATCCCTGACCTGTTTATTGATGATGACCTGACGTTCACTTCTGACAGTGCAGTTATCACCTTCGGCGCAGATGGTGACACAACTCTGACCCACACAGATGGATCTGGCCTGACGCTGAACAGCACCAATAAGATTATGTTCAACGACGCGAGCCAGTTCATACAAGGCTCGTCTGCTACGGTCTTGTCGCTGGGCGCTACAGATGAGATTGATCTGACTGCCACTGCGATGGATTTTAACGGCACCGTTACGATTTCAGGCGACACTACGCTTGAAGATGGCGCTGATCTTATTACTGCATCCGCTGGCACCTCTAACACCCGTATAGGTGTTAACACAGGTAACAGCATAACCTCTGGCGGCAACTACAACGTGGTCGTGGGCGATGAAGCG